ATACTCAACGTCCATTGCTTTCTTGATGTCATCGAATGACAACAAACCCATTTGATTATACTTGAAACCAAGTACATCAAGAATTTGTGGGTGATACTTCAGAGTGTTATAAACCTTACGATTAATAACAGCCGCATTTGCACTGATCCCAGTAGAATCAAGAGTGGTGTTTGCAGCAGTTCTGAAATCGAACAATGGATCACTGTTGGCATAGTCATCCCATTGAGCGCCTTGTGGGGCACCGTTCTGAGTAATGACAGCAGCGTTCATTAACACACTTGCTAACGCACGTTCTTTATTCGTGAGTAGTAAGCTGGTAATTCCCAATGTCTCGTCTGACTCAGCAGAAAACGGATCTTCGACGTTCGCATAGTCATCCATGGTCACAACACCCTGAAGTGCGTGTGATTGAATGAGGTACTGATTCGTAGCGTCCCGAGTGATTGGAGTTACTCGACGAGCTTCAGCTTGACCACCAATCAAGTCATCAACAACGCGAAGATGGTTATTACCATACGCGCCGATCAATCCTGATTTTTGCTTCACTTGGATTTTAGGGAACAAAGACTCCGCAACGTAACCTTCTGGGAATAACCCGTTAGATACGTTACTGAGCAACTTATTTACAATAGCTGTAGTTTGACTCATTGTTTAGCTCCTTATAAATCCAATTGATGAAGATCAATAATTACTGGGACGATGTCACCAGCAAGACCTGCATCTTGAAACGTTCCAATTGCAAATTCGCCTGCAACTGCATCACGACCAACACCAAGTACGCCCGAAGCGCATGAAGCGCCTAGAGTTACGTTGGCATCAGTTTTCACTTTAGCGCCACCTTGAACAGCTACTTCTGCTTGCTCGCCTGAAGCCGGAGCGTTCATAAGAACACCCATTGGCTTTTCAGCGTCTCCGCAAATCAATACCTGATCGTTGGTGGTTCCCCATTTAACCAGTTTATACTGGGCTGCACTCATATCCTCTTCAGCTAGAAAAGCTTGCTGGATTGGTGCTAAAAACGGTGTACTCATGATTATCCTCCTACCCGTTTAACTTGCTGTATTTCTCAGCAAGTTCTTTGTTTGTTTTCAACACTTCAGAAATAGCTTCCTTCATGCCGATTTTCTTTTCTTCAGAAAGTTTTTTAGCTCTCTCAAGAATTTGATCTTCAACATCTTTCGATGGATCAATCTTTTCTCCAGCGCCAGAATGACCTTGCTCGGTAAGCTTGATCGGTACTGCGCCAGCAATAAATGCTTTCATATCACTCTTAACGAATGATTCGCGTTGAGCTTCAACTGCTTTACCTTCGCTCAACATTACGTTAAACTCGGTAGTTTTTTCTTGAAGTTCTAATTTGGTTTTAACTTCAGATAACTGGCCTTCTAGGTCAGCGATCTTTGCTTTATCTTCTGGCTTACTCATTTCGTCTTCTCCTTCTGGTTTCTCTTCTAGTTTAGGAGCTTCGGGCTTATTGCCTTCTAGCTCGGCGATTTTTGCTTTCAGCTCAGAAATAATTTTCATTAGTTCTGCTGGGTCTTTAGCTCCCATATCTTCTTGCAATTTTTTATAATCTTCACACTGCTTCTGCATGTCTTCCATTTGCTTTTTTTGTTCGTCAGTCATAGTTTCCCCTTCTGATAGTTTACCTTCGCGTTCCATTGATTTTGCTATAGCTACAGCCTGGTCTTGGTCATAGCCTTCTGAAATTAGTTTTGCGATTTTATCGCCGATAGGATCTTTTTTCTCTGCGAGTTGAATCACCGGCTCCATACGTTTAATCACTGGTCGATTCGTAAGAGCTGCTCCAAGCAGAACACAACCATAGTTCTTTTGAGTTTCATTATCGACGTAGTCACCGTCAAGGTCTGCTGATGTATAGCCAAACTCTTTCGCGTTTAAAGAATTTAAACCTGTCGGAGTCATTTCAATAGTCGCCCAAAGTTCTTTACCGTCGTCGGATAGAAATAAATCTTTAAACCAACCAGCGGCGATGTCGTCCGCATTGTGTTGGTAATCAAGCGCTGGGATCACTCCACGGACGCCTTGCTTAAAGTTGGTGACCATTTCTTGAAGCATCTTTATTGTGATTTCAAATTGACCGTAGCGCGGATCGGTGAAGGTTCCAGCGCGAATGATCTGCATTTTACGAATAGAGTTATTCGAATCAGCAGTAGAGAAGCCATCTTGAAGGATATACTTCGAGACATTTAATTTGTAGCCACTTGTGGTAAGCATCATTTACAGAATGAGGCTACAAAGCGTTTGGATCAATTACTTATTTTTTGACACCCTTGAGTTTGCGCTCCGAGAATTGGATTCTGTCATCGAACCACTTGGTCGATTTCTTAGAATCTAGTCCACTCACATCCGGGTTATCGGAGAATGAAGCGAGATTCGGTTGCATGTATGATCGACAATTGAAGTGCAAAGGTGGGGTATATTTATCAATTGCTGGGTCACCATCCTCCCAAGTGCTTCCGTCCAATTCTAGACAAAGCTCGGTAGTCTTATCATCATCGACGGCAACGAAAGTCCACGACACAATCTTGTCACCCGTTTCTTCTTCGAATGCGTCTGCTACATCGCGGAGCGTTTCATTCGCTGCTTGATTGGCCGCAATGTCGGCTCCAAATAGAATTGTCCCATCTAAAGTATCGTCTAAAGATTCTGACATATCGTTGAATAATTGATCGTCGCTATCTGTGGTTGTGAGACTTGATTGATACTGAAGGTCGATCTGTTTTACCAGATCATTGATTTGAGTGTTCGCCAAAGTCTCTGCCCTGGCGGAGTTATTTAATAGCGATCGATTCAATGCTGGGATTTCTTGCCCGACAAGTTCAACGTAAAGTTTAGACTTCTCTGCATAGGCTGAAGTCAGCTCGGCAAAGATAGACTTCGTTTCCTTATCCCAGTTCGCTGCATTCGTATTCTTTGTTACAGTTTCCATTTGATTAAAAAGATTATTCATTTCTCTAGTGAGTTGATCAATCCGTTGCTGACGAGTCGCTAGAATCCTAACCTCTGATAGTTTCTTTTTCTTCTTTGGAAAGATCGCATCGGCTTTATTGTAAGAGTCTAACGAAATTGATGCGTAAGCGCCGTTAAGGATACTAACATACTTTCCGAGATTGATAGGCTCAGTTTGATTCGGAGCCTTGATGTGCGAATTCGCAGGCAATGAGTTTTTAGTGTTGATCACTCGACGAATGTAATCTTGCCCCAAATAATCGAGCATCACTTTAAATATAGACCGAAGATCTTTAGCTCCGTCACGGATTGGTTCGTCTAGATCTAGGCTTTTTGCTTTTTTGCTCTTTTTTTTTTCTGCAAACTGAGCTGGCGGTGCGGGTGAATCTATTGGTGCTTGCATTGGTGCTTCTGATTCAACTTCAGCTTTTTCAGGAAACTTGATTCGCTCTCTAATCAAATCCTCAATCATTCCGTCCGGACTAATTAAGCCAGCGTCTACCAAAGTTTTAAGCATCGTTGCCCACTCACCAGTAGCCTTATCCTCTAGTCCGTCACATACGATTTCAATTTCAATTGGAACATCGCCCATATTCATTTGAATAATCGGCTTCACAACCTTTCGCATTAGCTGCTCAATTATGTGGTCGGCAAGGTATGTCACTGACTGAGAAAAGAAATCGGACAAGGTAGATGAAAGAGCAAAACTACCTGATGAGCCCTGTCCGAGTAATAAGAATGACGCGAGAATTGATTTCACCATTTCTTTATTTTCATAGTCAACTGCTGTGATAATTTTCTCGGCGTCAAAGTTTACATTATTGAATTCAAGCTTCCAACCTTCCGGTAGAACCATGAAGTTATTCTGGCTTGAAACGTAGCACTGAAGTGCATTCAATGCGTTCGTATACTCGGCCCCTGATGATTGTGTGTTCGCTGGCACGTGCATGATCGGAGTTGGTATAGCATACTTTTCCATACCAGCGGCCAGCATCTTCAAATACATATTCTTTCTAAGCCAATTACCATAACAAGATCGGAGAACAGAGATACCGGCGAAGTTATCGCCTTCTTGTTCAGGAGAGAAGTGTAAAAGGAATCTTGAATCAAGATCAACGAAACGAGTGAGGTCACCATAAGCGATTTGCATTACGCTCATAAGGGTTCCGTCTGGTTCGACGTTCCACTTCTCTATCGTTCGCTGTGAACGCCAAGCTAAACTTTTAAGAGTATTATAAGTGCCTATCTCTTTATCTTCTAAATTAACCTGATATGTGATTTCAAATAACGAATAGCCAAAGTCTACCATCGTCAAAGCTTCACCAATAAACTTTGTGAAGGACTTATTAATGTCCTCAAATAGAACTTTCTCAATTAACTTCTTTTGCATTTCCGCTGTGTCGGATTGCTCAGTGACCTTGACATACCAGTTCGAAGATTTAATGGGTGACTTGAGCGCGGAAAGAATCATCTTCACATTCGGGTCTGAGCGTCTCATTTTATCGACTAGTTCTGCCCAATCACGACCCTCTAGTTCTGATAAGTAATCTTCTGAAAGATAACCAGCATAGATTTGTGTTCCGGTAGTACCTATCTCGACGGTCTTAACTGGGACTGGTCCTATCATAGGAACTTTTGGAAACGGTGGTGGGGTTGGAACACTTTCGCCTTTTGACTGACCCCTTGTGGTGAGTAGACTTTTTAGGACGTCCATTAGTGCCATGTTTTCTCCCTTACCATTTCGCTGAACCTAACCCTAAACCTGATGGTTTTAATTGTGCCATATCTTTTGTGAATTCACCAATGCCAGAACGTCGAAAGTAATTCAGTGCTTGTGATTCAGTATCTACTCTGTCATTAAACTTTGCATTGGGAAAGCCTACAATTTCATCCACATGATCTGCGATCCAAGGTTTCAAATGTTGGCTAGGATAAAAAACATTTCCAGCTTCATATAAAGGCTGACAACTAGCAAAACGCGACTCCTTCGATGAGTCTGGTTCTATCGGTATCATGCCTTGAATCTTCTTTCCTAGAATATCAATGACCGCTTGACCATTGGCTTTTTTCTCAATCAATTTTCTAATGGCGAGCGGGTGACGGGCTGTCATTCTTTGGACTTCTGAAATCGTTTCAACAAAGTCCATTTGCTTTCGCACTTGGTCAATTAAATAAATCTCTGCACCATTACGACCATAGATAGAGCCGACAACGAACGATGCTGACTCGCTCGTAGAACCGAAACTCATATCCCAACTTTGGATTATCTCATCAAACTTTGCTGGTAGCTGATCATAATATTTTAACCAAGAGGTTTTAACGTAAGCGCCTTCGTCCGGTGTTGGGTTCTGCTGATAAAGGGCGTTGAATTGAAACGAACCTAGAGTTGCTTTGGTAACTTTTAAAAAGCGTTCATCATATTTCCAAGGCCATAGTGCATCGCCTACATTTCTAGGGTCATAGTCGTTTTGATATTCAAGTAATGCTGGGAATGAAATAACTTCCCATTGATCGGCGAACTCCCCGCCTTTTTTCATTTCCTCTAAAAGAATTCCAGATAGATCACTCTCATTCCACCGTGTTTGAATTATAAGAATACCGGCATCCTTTTCCTGACGAGTGTAAAGGGTAGATGTATACCACTCCCAAACCTTTCGCCTAATCGTGGGTGACTTGGCTTCCTCATAGTTTTTAATTGGGTCATCAATAATAAGATAATCGCCGCCTAGACCAGTGATAGCCCCACCAACACCAGCGCAACGATATGATCCTGAAGTCCCTACGATTTCAAATACGTCGTTGTTCCTCATCCAATTTCCCTTTGCTGCTGTTCTTACGTTTGAACTACTGAGAGCAACTTCTGGGAAAATATCAATATATGATTGCGAATCAATTATCCTTTGAACATCCCTATTCACTGTCGATGACAACTCAGCACCATACGAGGTTGAAATAATTTTACAGTTTTTATTTTGACCGAAAAGAAATGGTGGCAAGCGTCTGGAAACCAGTTCGGTCTTCCCATGTCTGGGTGGCGCGAATAGCATAAGACGTTTTATTTTACCACTAGCGAAGTCTTGCAATTTCTGGCACATGATTTCGTGATGCCAATTAAAATGATAATCAGGTTTGGTTTTCTTTACAAAGTATTTGAATGACCGGCGCGCTAGTTCTCTTTGCAGTTCTTCACGATTAATCTGATTTCCCACCGCTTGCCGCCTTCTCAAGTAACGACTCAAGAGCAATTAACTCGTCTGTTGATAGGTGTTTATAATTTACTTCATGCTGGATTGGATTGTCTCTATTGCCACTTAATTCTAAATTTGTTTGCTCTACATTTTTTAATCTGGTTTTAGAAAGGTGTTCTATAAGCCTTGTATTTCTATTGTTTACTGCTTCATCGTAAAGAACCGTTCCTATCGCGAGCTTCCCCTTTTCTCGACCTAAATGTAATTCCTTAGAAAATCTACGCATTAGTGTGTCAACGGAAATATCAAAGTGCGCTGCAATTCCTACGTTTGAACAATCTCTTACAGCTAATGCGATGACATCAGCAGGGTCAATCTTTTTGCGTGGTTTGTTGGCCATAACTTAACTCTGAAATGAAAACTTTTGTCGATATGCTTTTGGTTCGATGCCGTAGTTCCTGAGCTTACGAAGCTTCATCATGAATGTGGTTCGATTGATGCCTAAAGTTTTAGCGGCCTGTGAGAAATTAGATTGATGCTTTTCAATCGCTTCAACGATTAGACCGCACTCGAGTTGCTCCATAGCTTCTGGTAAACTCATGTTGAGATTCTTTAACGTGTCTAAGCTAATCATGAAGCATCCTATTGGGAATGCTTTCTTCGAGCTTGGAGCTGCCTCCTCTAGAGATTGTACTGGGTCGATAAGGTCGGCATGATTTTTGTGTTTGCTCATATATTTGACAATGGCAGAGATTTGACTTTTATCAACAGTTGTTATTTTGACAGTTTAGACTTATCGGTAACTGCAAACAATAACTTTAGGAAAATAAATTACCCCCTATTTAGTGCTTATGAGAGTCGATCTTAAATGGGGTATTGCGAAGGTGATTTAAGATCGACCTACGTTTGACTTCACAACGGATGAAAAACTGGCATCTTACCTTCTTTAAAAATAACTGTGACGCCTAGTATCGGTTTCGCTCTATTGAGACGTTCATATTCAAATGCATAGGCCTCTATGTCGATCATGCAGCCAGTATTTACGGCCCACATTTGTTTACCCCCATTAAGTTCCAGGTAGTCTACGGCTGCGTGGGAGTGGAGGTGACCGATAATTGTGCTGATGTTCGCGTCGAGCGCGGCGTTGCGATGACCATCTTTGCCTGAGTAACCCTGGCCGTGTACCATGCGAAAGGGATGCTTGAGACTAGTGAACCGCCATTCATTTCTCCAAATCCATTCCGGTGGTGTTTCAAATATCTGTTGATAAGACCGAAGAACCGTTTCTGGAATCTCGGCTGCGGTAGCTTTCTTAACCCACCTGATTCCATGATTGCTTATGGCCAGTTTCATTTGAGGGAATACGTTTGCCCACTCCCTTAGTCGATCGCGGCTTAAAGCTATTTCTGAGACTGCTGATAGCGGAACGTTAGGGTTCTTCGGATACATAGAGGCATTGAGCTGGTCTAACTCATCCCCTACGCAGAGAACATTTTCATCGCTGATATTATAATGACGCTTCAGATATTTACAAAAGCTGAGGGCATCACGGTGTTCGAACGGAATTTGTAAATCTGAAATTACCAGGATAGGCGATTTCGGATTAAGCATTCAATTATTATTCTACCCGAGTCAACGTTTTATAAATAGCAATTATTTAATATTAAAATATTATATAACCATGGGGAGGCATATATGGTCGAATTATCGATTATGGTTTGTGCTGGGAGTTTGTTGTGGATTGGCCTTTCACTTTTTTGCATAGTCCTTATGATCGCCATCAGGAAGTGATCCCCCACAACGGGTGCGCGCGATAGTTTAATGGCAAAATGCCACATGAGAAACTCTGTGGAGTTCCTGTTCGAATCAGGTCGCGCGGCCTTTCATTTTAAGATCACATTTATTCTCGCTTAATGCGCCCTTAATAAATGACAAAACTTTATGACCACGACCACGGTAAAATAGTTCCATAGGCACAGCTCCCCCTAACATTGGATTTTTAACTGTGAACCATAATGCTGTTTTATTTTTCCATATTTTATAATCATTTGGATACTGCTCAAAGAAAAATTCATCTACTAATTCTACCGACACCATAAGGTCTTTAAATTCTTTTTTATTCATTGTCAAACCCCAACTCTTTTAATAAATCTTCCATGTCCCAACCCGCTATCTGAGTATTCCAAAATCTAACAAGATCTTCCCTCGACACCACACGACTGCCTTTTTGGATTTCGAAAACGTGAATTGTATTTTCATCTATTTTGTCATCATCAATAAAATACCTAACACCTGTGCTCCACCTGTTTTCTCTCAATAAATACTGCCTCATCTTAACTGTCTCTTTTGGGACATATACATATGGCATTGCGGTGCAATTGTCCTTATCAGGACAGTTATTTTCAGGTATAAGTGGAACGTCTTGCATCCGTTTAAGAATATCCCTAATCTCTTTGATAGCTTCAAATTGCAAAACAGGTAAATAATTAGGCATATACTGTTCCTAGATAATCATTCATGTGTTGATCTTCTTAATTTCTTCAATCGCTTTTTTTGCAATCGCTTTAGCTGCTTCATCTTCAATTGTTTTGACAATCTCTGATAAGGCTATGGTCGCTATCCTCATTCGCTTGTCCAGCAATTTAATGTGGGCACACTTTGCACAGTCACTCATGATTTTCCCCTTGCATTGTTTTCTTTAAAAAATCTCTTGCAATTTTTCCGCCGAACTTATTGCCGAAATAACCGGGAGCAAAATCTTCTATATCAGAACCATGTGTAACAGCATTTACTTTGTAAAGCCCACAACAACCTTCATCCCAGTTTTTTTTATCAGCATAAAATTTAATAACTTCCCTCGCTTCTGACAGCTCTCTATTTACGTTTTTCCATTGCGCTTCATTAATGGCTACTTCTTGCGACTGTTCGACATAACTCATTTCTTTTTACCTCCGCAAGTGCAACCTAAATATATTATACAAGTTGGTTCATGCTTCATTTGTTTCTCCTTTGTAACGGTCATCTAGGTCAGGTCTTGTTTCATATAATTCCGATGCAAACATAAGACAGCAAGACGCATGACTAAGGTGTGAGAGCCCAGTCTCAGGATCTTTGTCTTCTCCTTTAAGGAATGCGAACACGTGCCGCAAACAAGCCCCGAGCAGTCTCGATAAGACAATGCCTTTTCTCCAATTGTGAGCTGAATATTTCTTTGACCCAAATGTAAGGACACTACCAACGCCTTCAATCCATAACGACGATAACAGGTCAAGCCGTACTTTTTCCCCATCATGCTTTGTGCCCCCAACTATTGCCGCGATCTTTTCTTGGTCTGAATCTTGGGTCATTTTTTCTTAATCTTCAAAAGGTAGTTAAAGCAATCCTCTTGCGTCGGAGTATCTTGCTCGAATTTCTTGCCTAGCTTTTCTACCATCTCTTCAACGTAGAATGCCATCTCATTACTGATTGGATCGCCTGTGTAGTCATACCCGTTCATACTCGCGAAGTATTCGGACGCAGTAGCAGCTGCGACTATCTTCATTATCTCTATTTACGTTTTTCCATCGCGCACCCAAGGCCTCTAAGTTCACCGAGTCGTGTGGTCACGTTAGAATTTGTTGGGAATTGAAATTTATGCTTCTCTATAAGCTTAGCGAAACATTCCCCGCCAGTCATTGGCCCGAACTCATATAAAATATCGTAGACCTGCCATCGTCTTTTACTGAGAAGGCCTTCCGCTTCGATCTTTCGATACGCGTCGATGCTGGTTTGACGGATCATCGCCATTTATCCTCTGTGAAGAACCTCACGGTCAATCCTATAGTTAAAAGAGATAGCAACCCAAGTCCTAGAATTGCCATACCCATTCCTAATAATTCTAGTACTTCAGCCATGAGCTTCCATCGCCTCGCGAGCTTTTATTAAAAACTTTTCAGCGTCTAAGTCCTCACAGCCACAGTCAGTAAGAATATTTAAAAGATCTTCAAGATGGTTCAATGCAATTTGATACGGTGACTTTTCCATTTCATTCTCCTTTATAAAAAGGTCGAGCAAGAACTGGAGTAATTGCCCGACCCAATGATCGACTACTCGAAAGGAAATCTATAAAATAGAATGCCAATAGTCGAAAGTTTATTAATTCTTAATATGCGGAAAACAAAGTTCCGCTTGCTTGATAAACTCTAGGCCAGCGCCCTTGAGTGGTTTACCTTTTTCTTCCTCACCTTTAAGCCAGTCGTAGGTACTACAAACCGCTTCGTAACCCGCTTCGATGAGGGTTTGGCCTTTGTTGTTTCCAAACGGGATTCTGTAACTACCAATAGTGCTGCCAGCGCTACATGGATTTGTGTCACCGTTAGATAGGTTGTTAGTAGTATCTGCTGCTGTTTCTGGTTCGTCGATAACGTGATTGCTACTCTCAGGTCTTGCTCCACCTGTTTGGCCGCTTTGTAAAGCCCCTGGTGTATCGACACTAAGCTTGGTGGTACTTGCGTTTGCGATTTGCTTTTTTTCATTCTGTTTTTCTCCTATGTTTTCTACTTCAGTTTCGTCGAGCATATTTAATCCACATATTGAAAGCGTGACTCGACGTTTCGCTTTTGTTTCTGTTTTCATAAAAGCGTTAGCTAACTGCTCACCCTTTAATCCTGCGACGGATACGGCTCCTGTAGCGGAGTCAACCCGCCCATCTTTTCCTACTGCCTCGGCGGTAACTACATAAACGTCGTCGATCTTTTGTTTATCGGTTATCTTTAACGAAATACCGTGTCGCTGTCTAAGCTGCTCACCAGCTCCTTTATTCGCGTAAAGGACTAACTTTCCACCTAGTACGATATAGTCGAATGGTTTCGTTAAAGGATTTAATCCTACTGAGTCGCAAACTGCATTATAATATTGTACCCTTTGCCCTGGGTCTAAGACTGATAAGTCTCCCTTAATCATTACCTGTTCTATAATTGATACCTGCTGATTATTCATTTTCTATTTTTCCTTTCGATGGTTTTAGTTCGGTTATTTTAACGTAAGTCGAACCTTTCTTACGATACTTTTCTAAATCTATCGTTTTTAATACTCCTATTTTTGAATAGTCCACATTCCCTTGACGGTTGATTGTTTCAATTTGAACTCCGCATCCTACTATCTTTGTCGCTTTATATTTCCTTAAAAGATCTTCCGCGATCAATTTAATTTTGTCTTCGGCATCATCGATCATCTTTTGGAATTCTTTTATATTAACTTTCGTCGATGCGATTGTTCTCATCTCAATTGATTCAAGTTGTTGATATGGGGAAACCGCTGTGCTCATTTCCTCGTAGAATTTCTGAGCTGCTTCCTTCAAAAGAACAATATAAACTTCATCGCGATTAATCCTAATTGGATCGTGAAGATGTTTTGTTCTAATATCTAATGCGGCAACCATCGCCATAGTTGAATTCGTGATGAAGAGCTGCCATTGAACTTGTGCGTACCAATTTTTAGGAACTATTCCCGTCTTGATTAGATCGGTGATCTTATCGGTCTGAGTCGTCTTGACTTCTAGGATTGATCCATCGACTTCGTCGAACCCATCTAGTGATGTAAAGAAGTGCGGGTATTCGACTGACTGAACTACGGTCGGGACAAAATGCTTCTCATACTTATGATTCACTTCATCGCGAATGATGGGCTCCCAGTCGTGACCCTCTTGAAAGAGCTTCTGCGTGAACTCGGAAACAGGCTTTGATTCACCTGTGATCTTTTCGTGGAGGAGGTCTGCCCTAGATTTATAAGCACCATCGACTTCAGCGATGATCGGAATGTCCGACCCCCCGATCTTGCCTTTTCTGAATTCTAGCCATGCCGGACTATTTTGCTCTAGTTCTACTAATCTGTATGTTTGATTTTTCATAATTTCCTTTCGATAAGGAATGACTATGACAAAACTTTGACTTTGTAAACGTTTATTTTGATGCTACCCGCCACGACGCGACGTTTCATTACGTTATTATTAGACAATGTACTCAAAAAATAATGCTTTATTTAGTTTCTTTCGATCTTGATCTATTCTGATTCGACTGGGACATGCAGCTCAGAAAGTTTCATCGGGCATCGGGTGAAATGGCTTCCTCGGGAAGCAAAAGAATCAATACGATTCTGGATCACAGATTAGGCGACCCACTCGGCTTAATCATTGCATGGGCTGAAGCGATGTGACCGACGGTTACAAAGTTTAGAGGCAGTGCCTGGAGATTACGGTTTACATGAACTCGTCCTCCACTCGGAAAGCGTTAACGCGCAATCGCACCCAAGCCTCTGAGAATCATCATAGTACACTTTTTAAGTGGTTACAAGATGAGATAGCGAGTTCAACCAGTACGCCATAGTGCTGATAAAACTCGGACGAGTAAGAACGTTAATTCGAATACAGGGGAAGTTTATTTTTATAAACTTTTAGAATCAGGGAATAAGAAACCTCTTGGCCATCGCTCCGTTCTCTCTGGTTACATAGTTTCTATTTATCATTTGTTTAATTAATCCTACTTCTTCCGAAAATAGTTATGATAATAACTTCCGAAAGATTCTTTGACTTAATTCTTAATTAATAATCTTATGACCAAATGAAAATCAAATGTAGCTACAGCAATCTTTTAGAAATTAATGATCCAAAGATTATACCGAACCCAAAGAACCCGAATGATCATTCACCGAAGCAGTTAGAGCAGTTTGCTAAAATATTAAATTACCAAGGTCAAAGAAAACCAATCATCATTTCAAATCAATCGGGGTTTATAGTTACTGGTCACGGAACATTGATGGCCGCGAAGTTAGCTGGATCTGAAACAATCGCCGTAGACTTTCAAGACTTCGATTCCCCAGCGATGGAGTACAGCCACGTGGTAGCGGATAACGCAGTTGCTCTACAGGCCGAGCTAGATCGATCAAAGATCAATACTGAAATCCCTAACCTTGGAGATGACTTCGATCTGGAGAATTTAGGTATCCCTGATCTAGTATTAGAGCCAACCGTCATACCCATGTGCGACGAGGACGATGTGCCGGAGCGCGTTGAGCCAAGAACAAAGCTCGGCGACATTTATCAACTTGGGAATCATCGGCTGATGTGTGGTGACTCTACTTCGATTGATGCCGTTGAGAAGCCAATGCGTTATGAATTAGCAGACCTTGTGTTTACTGACCCGCCTTATGGCGTTAGCTATGATGGCGGTCATGCGGATAAAGGTATCCGAAGGGAAAAACTAGCCAATGATGATAGTACATTGATTTATAATGATTCTGTACCGATGATGTTTAATTTTTCGAAACCTAAAGCGGCACTTTACTTGTGGTTTGCTGCAACTAAATCGCTTCAAGTGCTTCAAGATAATGGGTATGAGATTCGTAGTTGGTTAATCTGGAATAAGAACATGGCACAATTTGGGGCAATTGGCGCGCAGTACAAGCAGAAACACGAACCATGCTTGTATGCTTACAAGAAAGGCCAATCTCCATTTTGGGATGGACCAACAAATGAAGTATCCGTTTGGGATGAAAAAAGGGAGTCTAAAAATGAATTTCACCCGACACAGAAACCAGTTGAATTAAGTAAAAGAACAATTAGAAATTCATGTCCTAAAAATGGAATTGTTCTAGACCTTTTCGGCGGCTCGGGGGCTACGCTTATCGGCGCAGAAACAGAAAATAGAAGCGCAAGATTAATGGAATTAGACCCACACTACTGCGACGTGATTGTAGCCAGGTGGGAAAAGTATACCGGGCAGAAAGCTCAACTGATCTAATTTAACCAACGCCTTCCACAATTAGCCCAGGATTGATTTGTTTTAGGAACACGAGGTAATGCTAGTAAAACAGAAGGCATGCTTAAATTGCATCGTAGACGAAGGTCAAACATGGGTTTATTTAACTTCCATTTATATACGCATCGTGTTACAATGGTTGAGTAAATACTTTTTAAATGTAAAGGGAACAATGAAAATGAAGCTCACAAGTAAACAAATAAAAATTTTAAAAGAAAATAAATCATGCATTTATGTTACATCACGACTATCAAAAAGCAGCGCGTTTACTCAGATGATTGATTATGGCATTTACCATTTAGTTAACAAAGATGATCTTCAATATGGACACTACAATGCGACAACACTTGGCAATCAAATCCGCGATGCCTTTCTACAATTAGATTATTTTTTAAATCAAGTTGGGAGCGAGGCGTAAAATGAACCTACACCCAAGCACAATAAGCTTCATTCATGACACAAACGAAGTCGTTCAATATTATACCGATAAGTTCTTTAGAAAGATGGCTGGCGAAACAGACCGCGTTAGCATCACAACATGGGTTGATGGCATCACCCAATTAACTAACGACGAACGCACCTTAATTTTAGAGGCCATCTTTGTGAGATTAGCGTCATGAAAACTAAAAAGAAATCATCTTTAAAAATATTGGCGAAAGCACATGACGATTTTTGTTACGAAATGAATCCTATTTTACAAAAACATCTAGGAAAAAAACTATCCCACGAAACGATAGAGTCGATCAAGTGGGATATTCAACAAATTCAAGAGAAGTTTATTAAAGACCTTTATTCGAACAAATTCAGTTCTCTTTTTGATGCGGAATTTGGGAAGCTAGAAAGTCTACAAACTAAACTTTGGGAACTCGAATCGTCGATAGAAAATGCGCTCGATCAGGTTTTTGAATAGTGAGCTGCCACTTTTGTAGATCATCGGGCGGTATTGTCGCGGTTAAAAAGGATTCAGGATATATCTACGTCTTTAAGTGTTCATGCCCCGCTGGCGAATGGCCTCGAAATAAAAATTATTCTTTATGGATGAACCGTCATGAGCGAGATTATCACGCTGACTACATGGGTGAGTTTAAGAAAGAAGATAGCCCAACATTAACGTCGACACTGATAATAAGCCCACCAAAGCTAGAGCCAGCGATAGAATCCATAGAACGAAAAAGAATCGATTACAAAGTCTTAAAAGCAGACCCAAAAGCATTTGAAGATGACGCAGATTTTTCACCGATACCCCCATCGGATATAAAGCTCGCACCAAAAGCCTACTCAGAAAATGAACCTCCACCGTATCCTTATGATTTAATCCCTGATGATGACTGTGCCCCATTTTGAGCCTCATGTTTTTCGATAATAGCTTTGCACTGTTTTTGTGATCTGTAGTAGTGCCTTTTATTCCCGAATTTACTATTATGTTTTTCTAGCTTTCTCGCCTTGAATCTCATTAACTCCCACTCGGTCAACGGCTTTATGTTTTGATAACTATTTGTGTAGTCGACTTTCTTAACGATACTCGGCTCATTATATAAAAACTTGTCCTTATGAAGATCTGACAACTTGCCGATAACGCCTTTTGCTATTCTCATTTTATAATTCCATTCTACAATCTAAAATCGATTTACATTTACAGCATTTTTCCATCGCGGCATTAAAAGAATAATTCACTGAATATTGTCGCTGTCTCGTTGCCGCATAGTCGTGCGTATATCCTAAAATGTGAAGCCACTCATGACCCAAGTTACTAGCACGGTCACATGAATTTGTGCGAGCATGAAATTTTCTATTAGTATAAATCGTCAATTCAGGCGGCGAAGTATAACCAATAGTTGTTGAGTACCATTTTGCGTACATTTCAACAGGAGTTGTCAACCCATAGGTCGATCGAATATGCCCTATTACCTCTTTAGGTGTTTTACCGTATGTTTGAACTAGAGGCCGAGAAAGCAGAAAGTCATATAAACACTTTGAATTAATCGCAGCGTTTACTAAAACCTCAGCTTTCTCGACCGCCTTTATATCTTCAGCCGTATGGTAGCGGAGAGGATTAAAAATTGCATGTCGCTCGTCTGGAATTCCCTCAATGGTAGTGGGCGCAGGAGTTGCCGAATCATCCGAAGGCTCATAAACTACGGGACGCTTCGAAGCAAAACCCGCGCCAAGCACGACCAGTGAAAGGATTAACCCCAGACGTGCAATCTTCATTGAGTTTTAGAAACCGACGATGCTTTTTTAGATTTTTGAGCAAACGATTTTGCTATGCCATTTACTGATCTATTTTTTTTTACTTCAGGATTTACCTTAACTTCAGCAATCTTCGCTTGTTCGCGCTGAGGTAATCCTTCAAAAAAATTCGCCAATGCGTTTGAAGCTTGTCGAGGTAATTGATTTAGAGTGTTTAAAATAGCGACTCGCTCTTGCTCACTAATTTGATAAGACGTTGGTACGATTTGTTTTTTATTTTTCATAAGTCTCCTTTTTCTTAAAAAGATTCTCTACCATTTTTAATTTATTCGCAACCGTTTACCCAATAACGTGGTAGTCCCAAACGAAGGTAGCGTTATTTGTTAAAGCGACCGACCCTGACGTCATTGTAAAAGTAGTCGCACTTGTCGTGGCAAATGGTGCTTGGTTCGCGCTAACCCCAGCCGTGATTCTATTTCTAGGAGAAAACACAACCTTTGGTGCAGCGCCGTAAGCGGTTCCGAAAGTAAGTGTAAAGATTATCGAGTTGGTAGATGGACCACCCGCAGTCGCTACCGTTACCGTTCCAGCCATATCTTCACCGGAAACACTAACAACCGAAGTTGGTCCAGACCCAGCACCTCTAACAATCGTTGGATTTGTTCCAGCCGATAATAAATGGTTAGTGGTTAAATTAGCGGTAGCCGTAATATTCGTAGCCGATAACGTGTTTGTGCCATCGATATATGTGAATGTTGGATCTTGAGCAAACAAGAAACCAGAAGATGCAAAGAACACCGCATCACCAATTATGCTGGATAGTCCAGTACCTCCATTGGTGGTATCTAAAATTCCTTGAATGTCTGTAGCCGCATCAATAAATGATGTTGACGTTAAAGTTGTACCGGATGATTTTACGAACCCTGGAATCGTTGGAACATTACCTAAAATCTGTGAGGCATCCTGGAACTCATAAGTTCTCGATGCGGTTAATCCAGACATATCGAACAAACCAGAGAAACCAGATGACCCAGCTATTCCTAAAAATCCAGAAGTGTCAGAGAATACCCTGCTTGCACCGATGATCCCGCCTGGGTTTACTGTTTGGTTTGTCAATTCAACAAAACCAGCACCAGTCGTGACATTAATTAGTAATGATGGCGCTCTGACCTCACCCGATGCCAAAACTCTGAAGTTCATCACCCCAGTGCTCGCAGCGCCAACGTACATGTCTCCGGTTTGTCCCGCTAGTGATCGTACATACATAGCTTGTGAACTAGTAGATAGTGGGGAGACGTTGAATGTTCCGAAAGCAGACGTGACTATGTTACCTACTGTCAGGTTACCACCAGGGAAAAGTCGCATGTGTTCGACTGGAGTTGTCGTTCCTAAATTCGTTGTTAAAAATTTTAAATGCGTTCCACAACTTGTTGGTGTCCATAGTGCCGCCGCATCCGCTTGAATTATTGCGCCCATTCTGACCAATGATCCAGCCAAAGGATTACCGCCAAATTGGAATGACCCCAGTCGATCACCGCCTTGAGTTACCGAAGCAGCAGCTCTTGAAACTAGTGCTATGCTTGATCCCCTCGCTGATCCCAACCCAACTGTGTTTTCAATAATCATTTGTGTTGGAGTCGCAGCCGTTGATGAACTTATACCAAAGCCAGCCTCGTCGAAAGTTGGATATAGAGTCCCGAAAGCAGGGAATGCTCCTAAAGTTAAAGCGGATTGAGGAGCGGCGGCAGATCTGATACCAACTCGATTTGTTGCATTGTCATAAAACCAGTTTGCATTATCTTCGGCGAATGTAGTTGCCCCGGCAAATATATTAGACCCTGGTGTCCAAACAGTAGAAGCATTTGTTCCACCATTTCCATAAGGTACAATCCCAGAAAGATCGAGTGACGCGTCTATCGATGCTTGACTTGAAAGCGTAGCACCGTCAGAAGTTACGAACCCAGACGCAGGGACGTTCGCCATTATGATCGACGTTTCATCCTGAATAATAATTTCAGCATTGCCTGTGTTCACTTGGTCGATGTTGAATTGAACCGCCTGTCCTCCTCCAGTTTTCGCACCGAATCCACCGAATCCAGAAGTGTTTGCGTAGATTCGAATGTCACCTATTGCTGTCGCATTAGATGGTGGGCTAGTTTGACCGTGTAGGTTTACCCAGCCATTCGTTCCAGTCCCATCAATGTTTACATGACGGAAAGTTCCGTCTCCGGTTGTGACTACGTTCTGCGCACCGAAGTTTGGACTAATTTTAGTCCCAGCAATCGCAGCAGCAGCGTTGACGTGGATGTCCGTGATCCCGCCGTTACGAATTGAAAATATATTTGTATTTAAAATGGTAGTAACACCATCATCAAAATAAGTATTACCAGCTTGAAAGTTCCAAGTCAGTCCGTCTGTTCCGACAATGGCAGGGTCGCTAATACAAATTCTAAACTCAGAAGCATAAGTTGCTCCAGCAACTACAGAAACATAAGCACCGTGGGCATCGAATCCATCAGGCAAACTCGCAGCTTCTGTCCAAGCCCCACCAGTATTAACAACATAAATTCTATTTTCAAGCGGATCTGTCTGATGCTCTAAAAGAACCTTTTCGCCATTTGGAACGACGACTCCATCGATCGTAGCTGGACCAGTGAGAGCTATATTTCCATCGAGAACCGTTGAAACTACGTGGACAGACCCGAGCGGAGTTCCTAGAGCAGCCGCTTGCAATTGCGCCAGAGTTACTGGTTGATTTGCTGCAACCGCTGGCCCAGCTAACCCGAATAGTCCTGTCATTGGTCCATTCGTTCCATCTAACCGAAGAAAACTACCTGCACCACCCGCGCCTCTAATTGGCCAAAATTTTGTTATTCCACTCATGGTTTTTTATCCTTCTTGTCGTCTGGTTTATGATCTGCGGGTACTTTTCTCTCCCTAACTTTATCTTTGGTAGCAACTCTATTATCGTTTCTGTGGTTATTTATTTTACTATTCAAAAGAGAAAATTTATTTTCAATTGAGCTTAAATTCATTTCTAATTTGTTAACTCGTATCTTATTTACTCTTTGTTTCTTTAACAATTTATGGTCTGGCAATAGGTCTGGATTAAATATTTTCTCGGCCTTAATTCGCTCCACGGGTTGACTGTCTTCTTTTTTAGAGGATGGTTTAATAGAAAGAATTTCTGAGTCAGACGACGATTGCTTAATTGGATTAAGAAAATGGAAATCAATAGGTTTGAATTGACCCTCTTTTTTTTCTGCTCGCTCTTTTAATGTTTTAAGAAACCTTATTTTATCACTCATATTATTCTCTATGTTACCGATACTCTTACAGCCACTATTTCTACTGAAGGAATCGCTGGTCTTGTCGGAGTAACCCCAGCTGCCACGGTTAGCAGTCTTAAACTAATTGAACTTCCAGACATCACGCACTCAACATAATCCCCACGGTTTAAATCTACTAGTAACTCTGCCTTTGTTAAAACTCTTAAATCACCCGGATTAGTTACGAACGAACTATTATTAGAATATGCAACATCAGTTCCATTAACTCTCCACCACATATCTAATGTTTGGGATGCGCCAGCGGATAAATCTAATTGACCCGTAACGGTAAATAAATATGTTCCATCATCATCGGCGTAAAGGCGTTCTGGATTAACGCTCGTAGAGTGGGTGAATTTATTTAAAGCATTATTAATTTCAAATGTCACCGCTTGTGCAAGGGTAGTGTCGTCGATTGCTTGAGTTACATTAGATGAAATGTATGCGTAAGGTTGTCTAAAATTTAAAGCACTCATTAGATCACCATCCAATCATTGGCGCCTGGGCCACCAAAGAAATGCAATGTTACCGAACCGTAATCTTGATTTAACACATAGGTTTGTGCTGGAGTAGCGCCGTTAACGTAAATTAAATTCCCCGAACCAGAATCAATCGTAATTGCATGTGTAGAAGAATTCCCGCCCGAGTCACTTATCACAAAAACTTGTCCGGACGTTGCTGAAAGATTTATCGTAGTTGCGCCGCTACCGGTGCCATCAGACCAATAATGCCAAACATCTCGCTTGGTAGTGAACGTAGACCCATACGCAAAACTTGGTGAGCTGCTTGGGCTATTTTGAGCCATCACCAATCCGCCATTGATATTTATTGAGTCCCCATTAATTCTCAGTTTTTCGTTAGCAGCGGCTGAGTTTACAGTGCTTCCAGTAACGCCGCTTTTAGCCATGTAAACAACTAAAACCCCGTCACGAATCCCTGTGGTGTCCCCGGACAAAATACCTATTTGGCTTGATTGTTGATCTACCCCTGACCCAGAATTTGAGAACCTTAAATTTACTTGGTATCCACCAGCACCAGAATCGATGATGCCTCCACCGAAATAATAATTTTCTATTGGGAATGCGTTCGAACCCGATACGAACTGACCTGAATCGTTACAAAAACTTTCCGAACCTACGGCAATCGATCCAGTTTTTCCAGTCCCATTAACCTTTGCTTTAAAACCGAGCATGGTGTTATCGGTTGAATCTTGCCCTAGATTATACCCGGCTTCTTTACCGATACCTGTATTTCTAGATACTCCGGTTTGAATTCCGGCACCACCAGAAGCGAATCCCCAAAAAGTATTATCGTCTCCGTCTGAAATTGCAGTTGAACTGCCTGGTCCACCAGACACGTTTCTTTGCCCAGTTGTTTCATTAGTAAGAGCACCCCAACCAATGAAAGTTTTCATTAAGTTGATATCAGCATCAGCATTCACTCCGAGCATTAATGCATTATTTGTTCCATCATCACCGTAAGCAAAGACCGTTCTATTTTCGTCATCACAGACTAGCTTTGTTTTTTTCCAAGAGTCGAGCATGTCGCCCAATCCGAAAGCATTGAGAGAATAATCTAAAAGTAACCCAGCGCCTTGCGGATTATCTAAAGTGATTGTCCATGAATCAGTTAGCGTATGACCCGTTGTCGCGCCAAATTGAATTGTAACCCCGTCGGATAGTGTCTGGGCTGCGCCAGTAATAGGAACTAAAGTAGTTGGAGCACCACCGTCATCCCATTGAAAAGTGTCTGGCGTACCCGTTGAGTCAATCGTCACTGTGTAAGTTTTTGCGGTCTGACCAACATAATCTCCGCCGTAAGTAGCATCGTCTAAACCACCACCAATAAATGTCTCACCAGTAACGACGACCATGTGCTTTGAGAAATGCGTTGCAAGTCTCTGAATACCGTCCATATAAAGAACGTTACCGCTTGAATTACCGGGGACATCACCAATGGCTGCGATTTGCGTAATATCAAATACGCCAAATGCGTATCCCGAGGTTTGGCCGCCAATGTCGCCCCCAAGAAAAGACCTAGTCGTGACACTAGTTAGGTGACCCCAACCATTCACATCATTAGAAAGGTCGCCCATACCGTAAGTCTGTGCGATCCAATCAATTTGGAATCCTACAGAGTCGGCACCAATTGGAATGTCTGACTTCATCGATACGCCGGACGCTTCAACGATTACAGAATTATCTGATGAAGTATTTATATTATATCTATGTGTTAAGTTTGCACTCGTAGTATTAAATTGGGAAAAACTTGTTACGTTTGCCGCCGCATCAACATATCCGATCATTGCTTTGTTCGGTACGCTTAAATCTAAATCAATAAATGCACCAATATTGTTTGGAGAGTTTAATGCGGTGACAGAAATAAGCTGTCTGTTCACCTCTAACCTATTGAAGGAACCTGTATTATTAGGCTGGTCGAAATTAGCTAAAATTAAATCGAGTCCAGTTGCATAGGAACCCGATGCGATTGCGGTAACAAAACCAGGACTAAGAAGTGTGGATGAAATTAAAAAAGAATGGTCAACGTCTGATCTTAAAAATTCTGGATCTGAATCTGTTTGAACCAATGAATTTGTATAGAGCACTTCATCAGCAGTCCCGCCACTTACCGCTCCACCAATAGTTACACCACTTCCACTACCTGGTACCCAAACGCATTGACCATAACCACCAGCAACTGGAGCACCAAGAACATCGCCAACAGCAGGAAGAGTTAGTGGTAATTCAAAAGTACCAACTGAAAATTCACCCCATGAAACCCCGAATGCCGAAGAGATAAATCCTCTGCTACCAAAAATTCCATCTGTATACGAAAGCGCTGAACCAATACCTAACGATAATAATAATCCTGCGGATTCTAATGTAGCCGCATCATTTACGCCGAAATTGAAACCAGTGTCACCAATAGAAAGCATGGTTGCATCTCTATTAACGCCATCCGTGGTCGATATAATGGAGCCACCAACTCCCGGTGTGCCACCAATGGATGAAGCATCCGTTACACCAATTGAGCCGTCAGCGATTGTATTATTATCGAAAAAGATTAGAGCAGCAACATCGAAACCAATTGAGCCAGAATAGTCACCAAGATGAAGAGTATAATCTTGATTTGAAATGCCGTTAACTTTTTGTATGAAAGTATCTGTTGTTAATCCAGAACGAACCGCCAAAGAGTCAGTTTGCACTAATCCTGTTGGACCGATGTAAACTATCTCGTCGGGATTTCCGCCGAGCACCTGAGTGAAACCAACTTGAATTGCTGTCGCGGTTCCACCACCGCCAACAACATTTCTAACAGGCCAAAATTTAGTTATGCCTGACATTCAAGTTCCTTTTTATCGGTCATCAACTTCGTTGTAGTCACCAGCAAAGACACCAGTGCCACCCGAATGAGTAAAATTTATTCTTATAAATCTCATACCAAGTTCGGCGAGGTTCCAATTGTAAATAGTTTTCACACCATCGACCGATTGATCAACGTCTTCAAGATCACCCCAAGAGGTAAGATCCAGTGGCGTAAGAGATGCTTGGATTTTTAAAACACCAGTCATCGCATCAGCAGTCCTTAATGCAATAAAAAGTCTATCAAGACCACTTGTGTCGATCGGGTCAGACGAAAAGTCTCCGCTCGCACTTTGTGATCCGCCGTTGAATAATGGTTTCATTCTATTTGGATTAGGCATTTTAGGATTCCCCTTTGATAAAAGGATAAACCGGATTTTTAATTGAGAATAGCTGTCAAATAAGGGACACTTAGTTTAGGTCGAAAGTTCTATCCAATGTGGAGGGAGAGAATGGGCGGTTCGCTACCGCCCCGACCGCTTTTCTAATTGCTCGATTCGATCGCTTTGCTTGTCTAAACGCGCGCTAAACTCACCGGAACGCTGATCTAGCACTTGAATTTTATTTATCACTACTGCCACGTTTTCATTCAGACGATTAATGCTAGAATTCATATTTTCTAACTGACGTGAGGCATAAAGAGAGATTAAAGTTATTGCTCCCCAAGCGACCTTATCGAAAAATAACGAGAAATTGGGATGCTGCTTCTCAAAATTAGCAGGTTTTTTTTCAGTGCTCAAGGGTTTAGCCTTTCACGAAGATGCGTAATAATGAACTTTTTAGATCTGTCCCGAAATGAATCGCGCCATCTTCTAATTTAAGGCTCTCACGAGGTTTAAGTTTTATCAATTGCGATGATGTAAAAAATGCTATCTGGCTGTCAAACTTTGTGAACTTGATTAAGTATCCACTATTAAATCCCTGTCTTTCTAGTTCTAAAAGTTTCGCCACTTGGTGGGGCTTAATAAGAGAAAATCCAAAACCCACTGCGTCGGTGCTTTTTGCGTCAAAGAAAGCGCATTTACCATGAAGGGCAATCACAAAATCAAAAGGCGTTTTTTCTGGAACAGCTCGAACGCCTGTTGGTGTCTTTCGCCATTTACAGCCAGAAGGAATTTGAATTGGTGAAGCGCCATTTATATAGCAAGAAAGATTAATCTCAGTCTCGAATATGTCTCCACGGCTCTTTGCGAGTTTCCCACGTTTACGATTAGCGTATTTCATTGGCCGTCGCGTTCGTTTTTGCGGCCTCTACGATGTCATGGGTTTTTTTTACACCCAACGCGATTTGCTTTCTAATGGGAAGGCTTCTAATTCTTGTAATCAATTCTTGAATCCACGCTTCCATAGCTAGATAGTATTGCGGAGAAACTGCGATGTAACCTCCGCACGATTCTGCTGATTGATCGATCGGCCTAATTGTCGTCGCATCGCCAGTCTCGGAGTCTACGCAAGCGCATTCTTGAGTGGTTGCTACGATAGCACAAACCTCACCGCGAGGCCGTTTAGGAATAGCGCAACTACAAAGCGCGACCACGAACAATATTGCCAAGAGCTTGCTGAACTTCAATTGGTGTCTTTGCATTTTGTAACTCCTCTACCCCATGACTCCGAAGAATCACGGCGGCATCAACCTTTTTTTGATAATAACTCGCAAGCGCTGCCCTGAAGCCATCCCGAATAATCGGGACAGCTTCAAAGATTGCAAATAGACCTGTAAAAAAAGCAGCGACAGTCATTTAGACTTCTTTCTTCTGAAATTGTAAAACAATCTGGCTAATGAATACTTGTAAACTCAATAATGCCCCACCCGATAACAAGGCCGACATGATAGGTTGTCCAGAAGCGAAACCACCGATAATTGCAGCGACAAAAGTCAACGCACTAACAATTAAAAGCTTCCATTTACCTTGGATGAATTGACGAACAACCAACATAATGCCCTGAACGGCTACTAAAATAATTGCAGCAGCCTTCATGCCGCCCAAACCCTTCAGCGAATCAAAAAATGCTGTCCACTCAGTCTGAGATGGTGGCAAAGAATTATCCTGAGCGATCGCCTTAATTGTGAAAAAAAGTAATGCCGCGATTGTTGTTAGAATAACGAAAGTAAAAGTCCGTTGTGTTTTTGAAATTGAGTTCATGGTTTCTCCTTGTTTATAAGCTTCATCCTAAAACGTTGACACTGTCAAATTTTGTTGAAGATTTTACCTAGCATCGCATACCTCGGATGGACTTGGAAATGAATATGTTCACCGCTTCCCGCATCATGGATCACGCACAGGCGGGGCTCCTTATGTTCATCAATTGCTGAAATTGTCCTATATTTAGCGGTAAAAATACGCTTACATTCTAGAATAGTTTCCCTGCCCCAGCCCCTGGTAGAGAGGTCAAATGCCCTTCCCTCGCGGTGGGTCGAACTTATACGATTAAGCGCTTGGTCTTCTGTAAAATCGCTAAACGCACTTGTGAATTGGCATGATAACTGCTTTTGTTCGCACCATAAAATAACATCACAAAGAAGCATCATCGCCGCTGGTGAAAGATATATGAGCCTGTCTTTCGCTTCGTCCTTTGCGTAATCCTTAATTCGGTTCATCGCCTCAAACCAAGAATGTCCATTGCACTTAATCTCTTTTTCATCACCTTAGATAAAGAATCACGAACCACTTGAAGCTTTGAATTATTTCTTTCATTCCAGAATTCAACAAACTTACGACCTTTAATTTCATTTGAAATAAACCACGCATAAATTTCCTCACGATACTTTTGCTCCTCAAGAATATGAATGTATCTAAAGGCTGGCGGATAACCGTCTGCTAACTCAAGAATTAGCATCTTTCGACGGTCTGTCATTTGAACTATATCTATTTTTGACATGATCCTTGAAGGCCTTTTCCTTTAATGGATTCGCAGTAAGCGCCCTTAAAGTCATCACGAAAACATTCGCAATACGAAATCTGTCTTGAGACAATTGAACCATTAAACGCACCAATTAAAAACATTACTATCAACATATTATTCTCCTTTTTATTCGACTACAATTGCACCGTTATCATAAACGGTTCTTAAAATTCCTATTGTGCCTGTCACTGTTGCAACTTTTTTCTCAGAGAGAATCGCAATAGGAATAAGATCTTCTGTTACCCCGATAGCAATTTCTTCCTTAACCATCGTGCAAGTTAAAAGATCTTTATTAGAGTTAAAGATGAAATTTTGATCCGGTGAAAAGTCAGAATTGTATTCAATCACAGTACAATCAGCAGGCTTTATAGATTCGTCAATAGCCTTAATTTGCCTCTCAATTTCAGCCTTTGTCGGGCTTGCGTTCAGCATTATCGTTTTAAACTCATCGTTTACAAAAAGTGCATACATATTTTTTCTCCTTTTAAATTAAGTTGGCGAACCATTCCACATAATCACGATAAAACCAGATGCCCCGGCTCCGCCATAGCCGCCAGCCGCTCCAGATCCACCTATCCCAGCGCCTAGTGGACCAGTACCGCCAACGGAAGGCCCACCGCCACCGCCAGCCGCACCAGCTGCTCCAATTGTAATTGTGTAAGTTTGTCCCGGGTCAATTTTATTAAAGCTAGATTTTCCTAGCGCGTCCCCACCATGACCTCCGCTTCCACTACTTGCACCACCACCGCCGCCACCCAAAGTTCCACCACTACCAATACCAGCAGAACCAGAGGCACCAGCAGTTGAAGTCGATCCACCCTTACCTTGACGCCAAAAAGAGTAATTACCACCCACTGCCCCAAGCGTACTCAATGCATTTCCACCCGGGTCTCCTGATAATCCAGAATCTCCACTACCTCCAGCGGAATTACCGCCAGCACCGCCAGCCCGCGCACCACCACCGCCGCCGCCCGCAGCTCCTGCGTAAGATAAATTTATCGGGTTATTTGTCCCACCGACAATTGATGATGTTCCACCAGTCCCACCCGTTGATCCATTATTTCCAGCTGCCCCGGCTGTACCAGCTACCCCACCACCACCACCACCACCGCCACCAGATCCACTCGCCCCGCCACCACCACCACCTGAACCGCCCGAACCAATAATGATTGCTTCAACGCAATCCGAAGGTGATACCCAAGACCCGCTTGTGGTTATTACTTCTACATTTTGATAAACTGGAATTAATGTACTCATAAATTCTCCTTAATAAAGTATCGCTGAAAAGTTTTCTGGGTTACCGAATTGCATATCTTTAAAGTAAAATCCTAGTAATTCACCATCTAAAATATTACCACCCACGAAGTTAGTATATTCATCACCCACCCACATATCACCCTCTAGAGCAGTAGCATCGGCTGCTAAAACTAATTCTGTAGTGAATATAGATTTAGCGGACATGATAACAAAACCCGCTGGTGATAAATGTGGCACCCCATCTATTTCCTTAATCACTACATTGAAGTTTGCCCCACCACCACGATTTACTTCGATCACACTGTATGGGAATTTTATATCATTCTTATTAAACGTGCCATCTGGGCAACCAGACATTTGAAAATAAGAATCTGTGTTAAAAACAGAAGACTGATCTGCTGCAAAACTAACTATTTTTAATTCTGAATTTACTGATCCCTGAACACCCGCCTGAGCAACGCCATTTAAATCTAAAACCAATAAGTTATTTAATCCTGATCTGTCGATTTGTTTAACTTCGTAATTTCCATTACTATTTGCAGTTCTTAATTTCGTCAGGCGGTGGTGGTATTTACGATGTGCTTCAGGATGGTGCAGGAATAGACCAATCCTTAATAGACATTGTAGAGTTTGAAAGCGTTAGATT